TGTTCCCGATATGTTAAAATCGCAATATTGTTCTTATTATTTGAACCACCTAATGCTTTAGGAACTATATGATGACGTTCATACTTTCCGCGCACAAATACGCGTCCTTTTGCTCTAAGCATTATTTGTTTATAGATATTTTTATAAGATTTAGGGGACATATTAAGTATCTTCTTTATTAAGAAACTGCGCGCGCTCTGCCAACTGAGACTCTCGATTAGCCTGCGCTACGTCATGCAAACGCTGAGCTGCCGCTTGCTGGGCGTCATGCGCTAACTCCAAAGCGTGCTGCCTGCGGGCTGCTTCTAAATCCAAACCCTGCGTTTGTCGGGCATGCTGCAAGTCCGCCGCCTTGTGCATATTCTCTTTCTGCATTTCAAAAGCATTATGCTTGTCTTCCTGATCCAGCTTTGTCTTATGAACAATAGCCGACTGTTGCAGTCTCATATGCTCAAGATTTAACTTGCCCTGCTGCTCACGCGCCTTACCCATAATGTCAGCCTGCGCTACCTGACGCTTAGTGGCGACTTCCATGCCCTTAGTCTGCAAGTCAGCCATTTTAATGCCGTGCTCGCTCTGAGCCGTCTGCGCCTTAACATTGGCGTCCATCATTTTCGCCTGAGCATTTACCATTTTCGCCTGAGCGTCCATTTGGCGGACAGGATCAACCGGCGGCGGCCCAGGAGGATTATTGTTAAACAAGCCCTGCGCGTCATCAATGCCAATCATATTAAAGATACGCTGATATACCGCCTTCTGATCAAACGCCGTAGGATTCTGCTGAGCCAGCGTATAAACCGCTATCGCCTTCTGAATGCGCATTGTCTGGCTAGACGTATTAGGATCAGCCTTAGGGATAATGTCATTATTATCCAACGCTGCCTTCAGGCGCTCTAAATCGCCTTGAAAGTTTGGGTTCTTATTATTGCGCCACAAAGCCTGCGGATCACGACGGAATAAATCCTTCAGTAACGCAAATTCTTTTTGCTGTGCATTGTGCATACGCTTGTGAACCGCGCTTACTACCTTCTGCGCTTGTTCAATCAAGGCAATCGTCGTCCCCACAGGGGCGTCATTCCTGCCCTCGCCTACTGCCGTCTCAGCCGTGCCGCCTACGCGATTAGAAACCTGCTCTACGTTCTGGATCAACTGCAAAAAGCCGCCCGTAACGTCACGATAAGGCAACGGCATAAACGCCTGATTCAACGGCACGCCATCAACGTCCATTGGCGCTACTTGTCCAGGTCCGACGCGAATGTTGGTCGTTTGCTGCTTCCCCGTGGAGCGAGCCATGACTCCGCCAGGAAAATTAGCCAGCATCCCGTTATCAAGAGCAATGCGCCAAGCAGCCGTGAGAGCCCGCGAAGCATTTCCCAAAATGTGAAGCAAACCAAGGTTGACGCCCGGAAACGCCGGAACGAAAACGTATTCAACGAAGACTTCTTGTCTGACATAGGAAGGATCTCCCTCCGCCCACCAACGGCGGATCTCGAGAATTTGCCGCGAATCCTTATCAATCGTCACGCGGTATGGGAGCGGCAACCCTGTCTCCTCACCGTCTTCCTTATGTTCAAATCCCTTTAAGTCTAATTCGCAATAACACTCGTAAATTTCCCTATCGACTTCTTCCATAGTGCCGATATTCATTTTCGACATCAAGCCAGCAATCTCATCCAGCTTGCGATCGACAACATTTAAATCCGGAGTGATCACGCCAGACGTCAGCGGTGTCTCACGCCACGCTCCGGCAAGTTGCATTTGCTTAACGACGCTTGGACGCATTCGCGAGCGGTGCGTGATCCGGCCACAAGCCTCAAGTGAAACAGCTCCGTCCGAGAGAATAATGTCCTTACGGTCGATTGTCTCACTGACAGGACGTCTTTTGAGCGGGTGCCAATAAACTTTTTTATAAATCTCACCGCTAAGTCCCAGTGAAAAGAAGGCCCTGTCCGTGTCTGGGTAATACTCAGGAGCACCCGTCGTGAGGTAACGATTGAAGTCTTCCTCAAGCTCCCGCGCTTCTTCGTCCATTTGCTGTGTGCCATCGCCCTCATTCGCAACTTTAACAGGACCGTCGGACGGTAGCAGTTCTCCACGCGCATTGGCTTGGAATCTAAGAACGGCTTCCAATAAGAGCGGGTGCTTGACAACTGATATGCCTTCTTCATTAGGTTCTGATCTTGGCTCTTCAAGTTTGATACCTAAAAGTTCAATTCCCTTGACAACGTCCTGTAACCTTTGCTCTTGGCGGGTAATGTCATCCGTTATCAAACGAATAAGATCATCCGAGATACCGCCCAGCGTTCCGCCATCTACAAACATTGCTAAGTTGGCGTCATGATCAGACGCTTCGTCGTCTAACGGCGCAAATCCAAAGCCGCCGAAATTAATATTGATTGAGCCATCAGGAAGATCTATTACCAATGCGTCTGGCTTTTTAGTAACTATATCTAAATCAGACAAATCAACAGTTTCACTGCCCGGCAATGCTGGCGTATCAGGCGCGGGCGCTTTAATAAAACGGGGGTCATCCATAATTGAAATCCTAATGCGGCCCGGAGCAAGGACTATTGATCAGCTGCTCAGCCATCTCACGAAAGTAAACAAGATTGGTGTTTAACATTTTTGATTCAAGAACTAACGCAGAAAGCTCTTCAGCGAGTTCTAGTCCGCGACCTTCATTCCCTTCTACACATTTAGCGATCTCAAGCAAAACCTTATTCATTCTTTCGCGAATGGCGTCGGATCGCTCTTCTATTTCGCAAAGGGTCTTCATTATAAACCTATGGTGCTGGCGGCAGGAATCGAACTTGCGACATCCGCTTTACAAGAGCGGTGCTCTACCAACTGAGCTACGCCAGCGTTAAACATCATACACCGCCTTTGTCTTAGGCTTGTATGCCGCGCTAAACTTGATATCCGCAAGTATCTCCTCTGGCCTGCGGATCAAGTTATGCTCGCGCAAATACTTCAACGCCTGCGTAGTAGAGTCCACCAAGTCATCATGCTTTGCTTTAGGAAACTGTTCGAACTGCGTTATAACCTTATCCGCCCACGTCTTATCCGGCGCATAAACTATCCCGTTACTAAACGTCGGTTGAACCGCATAAGCCCGCGCTACCTTATCCGCGTTGCCCGGATTCACCAACCTCACTGCCCAGCTATTAGTTTTATTCAGCCGCTCAATCTCTTGCGCGACCGAAAGACCCGGACCTTTAGCCTCAACCAACAACATATCAACGTTATACTTATTGCACGTGTCAATGACGTGCTCAACCAAGCCCCAAGCCAGCAACTGACGATTTCTAAATGCTACATCCGTCTCGCCCGGCATGCGCTCAATATCCGGCCCGTGAATAGGCAGGCGCTTCTCCCAAGCATGCATCAACATAACGCAAGGAATAGTGTCGCGCTCGTCAAGGACGTCCGACACTTCTCCCGTGCGGCTCAATATCCGGCGCGCTGATTGTCCGCCCTTTTGCCAAACGCCCCAAATAGTCAACGCGGAAGGATCATTCTCCTGCTTAGACGTATACGCGCCGTCTAGCGACGCAATAATGTAATCCATCGGCGGATACTTACTTGCCGACGCAACACCATTAGCCTGCGCGCTCTCGTCATCCCAAAGCTGCCACCATTCGCGCTTGACTATTCCGCCGCCTCTAGGAGACGGAGACTGCTGGAACTGACCCGCTACAGCCCAAGGGCCCATGACCGCTTTATCGCGCTCTACAACCTCGCGAGGAAAGCGTGCTTCAAATAACAACTCGCCTTCGTATTCGCGTTGATCTTCAAAGCCGAGGTCCGTGACACACTTACGCTCCGGATCAAACTCCATAGGCAACATAATGTGCGTGTAGCCTAAATTCTTTTCCAATATAACGCCGGACACATCGTCCGTGTGCAAGCGCTGCATAATAACGACAATCGCGCTCGTCGCGGGATTCGTCAAACGCGTAGGCACCGCTTCTAAAAACGTATCAATCGTCGTCTGACGTTGAATATCCGACATAGCACTATCCACGCTATGCGGATCGTCGATCGTTACTCGATCGCCTCTAACGCCTGTCATGCTCTCAAACGCTACTGCCTCGCGAAAACCCGTTGCGGTGTTCTCAAACTTTGTCTTAGCGTTTTGATCGCCCGTCAACACAACCTTATCGCCCCAACGGCGGCGATACCAATCTGACTGAACTAATCGGCGCATCTTAGTAGAATCACGAATAGCCAGGTTTTGACTGTGCGCCGTACAAACATAACGCAAACCCGGATTCTTTGTCCACTCCCAAGCAGGCCAAAATACGTTAACCAATAATGACTTCATCATGCCCGGCGGAACGTTAATCAATAACCGATTTATCTCTCCGTCCGTTACCGCCTGCAAATGATGAGCAATAAAACTTATATGCCAATTTTCAATATACGGCTGCACAGGCTCTACTACATGCCACGCCTGCTTAATAAATTCAAATAACGACTCCTCACACTCTTCTCTTGAAACCCTGACCTCCAAAACGCTCTTAGCCTCAGCCTTCGCAACCAATATATGGCGCGGAAGCCGAAGCAAGCTCCTAGGGTCAATGTCAAAGTGAAGACTCAACTCTGCTCTTCCTCATCTGCCTCTTCAGAAATAACCTCGCCCTCTATCTCTACACCACTAATAAACTTTACCAATTCAGCGTCGCTCAACTTCTCATAAACGTTAACCGAAACCTCAGTGTGATTCGACGGCTTACCCCATCCGCGATCTAAAATCTGAGACGCCGCGCTCAACCTATGCTGAATCGCCGCCTCCTTATTGCGCATCGTTTCTAACAAAAACCGAAACGCCTCCGGCGAATGCTGCTTGGCTACTACTTTTAAATCTCGCTTTATCTGCTGATCCATTAACTCGTCAGCAGTCAATACCTTCTTAGGCCTTCCGTTTGGATTAGGGCAAAAACCCTTCTTCCATTTGTAATCATCC